GGGCACCCCACGTGGGGTATTGAGTGGTTGTCATCACGAGCCCTCCATGGGATTTCCCCATGGACCGCTGACATTCCCTGTCGCCACTTCTAGATCTTCCCCACACACATGGGTTGCCCCACGAGGCTTTCACAAAGAACCACCAATGTGAACGTGTGAGTGTCCCGCAAGATCCTTCCCGCAACGACAAGACTGCGATTTTCCCTACAACCTAAGCTTGAGTAGCTGTAGGCACTGGGCCTATTAACCTAATTCTGTACCTAATAAACAAAGTTCCTAATGCTTTAGAAGCTTGGTCAACTCCGTTAGAGGCTACGTGGAGCTCACCAAAAGAGTATAAATTTGCTAAACCCCCTCCTCCTGTTCCGATAATTGCAGACATGCCCCCATCAGTGGTCATTTTAAAGCGTTTTGGGGTGCCGTTGGACAACTTCAACACATGTTGGGGAACCTCAAAGGAAACAACATTTCCAACTGGGGCCCCAAACCTTTGCAAGAAAGCCCCTCCGTCACCTCCAGCATAGACGGGTGCCATCAACGACTGCTCAGACGACAGCATTTGAGCCATGGAAGTGGGTGCCGAATCTCTGATGTCACTGTAGAAACATAGTGCCACTGACCCAGGTGTGGTGGTTGGAACAGCTGGTACGTATGTGTACTCAACACGATGGACCTCGTACTCTCCATAGGAACTAGATATACCTTTTAACCAATTGAACCCGGAAAATCCGGGAAATTGTGTTAAAGTTTCTACCTTGAACCCTCCGGAGGTGGCTGATGCGACGAAGTCATACATAGCTTCAGTACGCTCAACGTAAAGGTCAGTACCACTAAAAGCCCCAGATACAGTGCCGAGTCCTGCAAACTTAACATACGATTGGCCTCCGACAGTCCCACCAGCGTTCCTATAAGACACTGAACCAAGACTGCCTTTATTAACTTTCTTTTTGTTTTGTTTTCCATTTGGTACTGCTGTAACTACTATCTCCCTATACTTGGGAGGTCTACTATCTGTTCTATTCATAACTTAATAACGCGGTAAACTGTTATCCACCAGAATGCTAACCTCACTATAACTACTCTGGTCCGTTATCTCACAATTTCCAAGGGAAAGGGCTCGGAAACGCTGTTCCAGCGCCTCCTGATTGTCGGGAGTAATGCCAAATGCCAGCCAAAACGAATATCTGGACTTAGCGCAGATACCACGTTCTTGTTGAGCAATCTTGGGAATCATCATCCACATACCGCTTTCATGGATCGATCGGTTGATGGTATCTCGTGAGGTAGTCTTGATGTTGGATTCGGGATATATTCCGTAAAAATCATATAGCACAGGAATACCGACAGTGAGACTCTTGCCCCCATGTCGCATCGCATTGAACCATCTTGTTTTGACATGGGACTCCTTACAATTCAATGTCGACGTCAAATCCTTTGCCATACTAACTCTGGGGTCTCGAACCATCCTGTACCCAACACCATCAAACACTGGCTGCGTTTGACAGAAGACAATTTGCTCAAACTCGTACACTGGATCCTCCACCTTCATGGTGAATCCAGCCGATTTGAACCAGTCTTGCAAATTGTTAAGTTTGACCAAAGAATCCTCTTCAAGGATCAATACGCAATCATCACCATTGTTGGCGAGACGGAAATGACCAATCCCTAACGACTTGCAATAACTATACACCATCGCACACATAATTAAACAATTCCCTGACGACGTATTCATATCCCCACTCATCCTACATCCGTCAGTGGTGTACTTGATCACTCCATCATCTGTGTAAACCCTACCGTAATTGTTTAACTGCATGCCCAGCAGGCGTCCCAACTCCATTTTCTCAGCACACAATAGCTGCCAAATCTTGTGCTCCCATTTAAGTGCAGA